TTTAATTGACCGTTTTGATCTGTTAGCTGTATACCTAATTTCTCAAATAATTTTCCTTCCATACTTTCAGGGTCTTTAACAGCTTCTTTAACAGCTGCGGAAAAATCTCTAAACATTGGTTCAGCTTCAGATGCTTCAATACCAGCTTGTTCTAACATGTGAATAAGGTTCTGTGTTTCAGTTGTACCGAGACCTAATTCATTAGAAAGCTTCTTAATCTCAACAGCAGATACTCCAATCTTAGTTATGAATCCTGTAAAGGCTTGTGCTGCTTTAAATGCTGCAATTCCAATTGCTGCTACTGCTGCTGCTGCCATTACCCAGATACCACCTGTACCAATTTTAGCTTTTAATTTCGCTCCAAACTTATCAATTTTTGAACCTAATTTATTAAATGCATTACCAACTTTGGATTTGAGATCTTTACCGAATTTCTTTAATTTAGAACCGGTTTTGGAAACAGCTTTTTCAACATTCTTAAAGCTTTTACCAATTTTATCGGTAGCTTTTTTAATGTTTTTTGTAGCATTTTTAAGATTAGAAGAAAAATCTAATGATATTTTTGCTGAGTAATCAGGCATACTTTGACCTTTAATTTATAAAGAATAACTATTCTGTGAAATATATACACACATGTGATACATATCTACAATTTCATGAAAGGTAAAATCTGTTTTTAAAGACTCGCGCGTAACTTGTGGATATGTTCTACCGATCATGAGCCATAAATCAAAAAGAGTTGACTCACGTTCGGTTATAGAAAGACACAACAGAGTGTGTTCAATCGTGCCTTCTACATAAAAGTTCCTACACGCTCAACAATTTTTAGCATATCAGGAAAGGATAACTGCTTTTTATAATCATCAGCAAGCTTTGGTAAACATGCATATGACCAAGCAACGAGACCTTCACCTGTTGTAACATACTGGTCTGTAAATTCTTTTATATTATATTTAATAATTGTTTCAGCAGTAGGTGGACGAACCTCCACTTCAGTTACCATATCTGCACCATACCCAACAGGAAATTGAAGTTTCAATGGTGTTAGGTCTGGTACAGATGCACGTTCTAGTTTTGAGTTGTTTTCTTTTTTCATTTTATAGCTCCTTATTGCTTTAATGATTTAGACTTTATTAAGCCTGGATTCCACTAATTTCTAAACTTACGAAACCATCTGTTTCGATAGTAGTATGTCCAGTAACAGCAGCATTAGTAAGCTGAACTGACGAACCATTACTATAATTAAGAGTAACTACGAAGCCACACTTACCAATTAGTTCATTCAGTTTTGCTTCAGTATCGAAAATAATTCCACCAGAAGCAACATCAATTTCAGGGATTTCCTTTGTTGAAATAGCTCCATTTAGGTGTCTCATCATTTCACGAGTAATACCACCGGCTGTTACAGTCCATTCATCTTGTGGAGTATAAGATTCGCCGTCGATTATAAGGGATTTTAAAATCCCACGTTTATTACATGCCATTTTTATTTATTCCTTTTAATTTATTAAAGTAAGCGGTATTGGAGTTGAACAGAAGCCACGTAGAACTGCGAAATATATACAGGTCTCATGAAAATATCAAGGCGAGTCGGATCAGACGGATTAATCGTAACTGAAAGAGTAGCCTTGAAGAACGGGAGATTAGTACATACAAATAAATTCTGCCATGTTTCATACAACTGAATCAATTCACCAGCCATTACATTTGGTGTTACAACTTTCTGACCAGCTGGTACTGCTGGACCTGTATCATCGCTTAACTTATGACGCGAGAACTTAGTATTAATCATATTGATAACAGACTGTCTAACGTATGAGCTAGTTACGAGTGTGTTAAGATTTCTCATGCTAATGTCAGGAGAACCAAGTGGATTCTCTTTATAAGTAGTAACTGAACGTTCAATAATAACATTACCGTCACGTTCGATTAAGTGTGTAGTAGTACCAGCAGCAAGTAAAGCTTGGCGTTCTGTGAACTTACGTTTATTTGTTTCAGTATCACCATGTACATTGCCAATTGTTAAGCTTTTGAATGGTTGAGTAACACCACCATCAACAGCCGAATAAGCTACAGGTGCTGTAAAAGCAGTTGCCCAAAGATATTCAGGAGTTGCTGAATCCTTACCAGAATCAACGATTGTTAAATGTTCATCATTAAGAGCATCAGCAAATGCAACAGCCTCAGCAGCATTACCACCATAGCTAATTACCGCATGACCATCAAGTTGTACGAGTTCTGTCCAACGTCTTTCAAGTTCATCACTAATTTTACCAATAGATGTTACGTCATTATAAGGACTTACGATCCAGTTAATGATATCGTCAGGAATTGCTGCAATGAAATCGTCAACATCAACATCAGTAGCGCCACCAGTAACCTCAGTAATAACAACTGTAAGACCAGCTGGAGTAGAGTCAGTACTAACCTGATTCTGACGGACTGTGATTTGATTACCAACAGTACCAGCATTTTTAGCTGTCATAGTAACTACACCAGAAACAGCAGCTGCTGTCATTGGATAATCTGCGTCAGTTGTTAGTGTACCGAATGCTTCTTCAATTGCATCACCAACGTCGGTAGGTGTTTCACCAGAAAGAACACCAACTTGAACTTGTTCACCGTTCAAATAAAGAGCCACTGTACCGTTTGCAGTTGCATTACCAGTTACAGTAATGGTTGAGCTGGATTTACCTGCGCCAACAGCATCAGGAAGACCAACAGCATATACATCCGATCCAAGGTTGCCTTTGAACCATGTATCAAACATTTCTGCGAGCATCGAACCTTTACCATATTTTTCGATTGCGCTTTCACGAGTTAAAATCTGTTCATAAGTACCAGAAGTTGTCGCACCGTCACTTGTCATTTGACCAAAAAGCACTGTCGTTGCTGGTCCAACTAATGAACCCTCAACTGCTCTAGAGTTATCGATCTCGACATATGTTCCTGGAACTAGTAATGAAGTAGGAATTGCCATAATTTTACATGATCCTTTTTGTTAATTTGATTTGAAAATTTATTTTCTGTTATTTTATATATTTATTGTTTATAAAATTGTTAACCACTCAGAGGTGGAATATTAGGTTGAGCTATAGATATTAATGTATTTTCTTCACCATCTCCTGTTATAAAATCTGCTGAAATATGTGCAGAATTAAACCACTCAAGATCATCCCAAGTACCTGTAATATCTTCAAAGCAACCGGGATGGAGCTCTTTGATCTGTGAAAATGTGAAAGAATGTACGTATACAGCATGACCATCTACCCCAAATGGGGATTCGCTTGTTAATCTTAATGGTTCATTTCCAGGGATTTCTAATTCATCCCAGCTATGTATTGCCTTAACTATAAAATTCTTAAACCCTACTCCTAATTCATCAGCTTGTTGTCCTCTGATGTCTTCGGTCCTAATTACTAAAATAATGCTTATATTAGAAGTAACTTCTGTAGGATAATCACCAGCTGTAGTTAATAGTGCTCCTGACCCAGACGATGCAGAAACATACATTGATATAGGTAAAGTTTTATTACCGTCTTTCTTAATTAAATCCAATTCAGCTGAACCGTAAATACCGAAATTTGGAAATGGTTCAGATTCTGCTATATAAAAATCTCTAATTTCTCGTAATCTTTTAATTACGCTAGATGGTGTTATGAAAAGTGATGCCATTAAAATGCTCCTTTAATTGCGCTATCTACCAATTGTTTTATTTTAGGTTCTAATTTTTTATATGATGGATATAAAAACGGTCTATTTAATTTTGTAGGGTCTTCTAAATCTCCTGCATAATCAGCATCAGATTCTAGGACACCTATAATTACTTTATTTTTTAATTCATTTACATTTATAGAATTAGCAAGATTACCAGTTACACTTTTAGGATATTGACCTTCATCTGATGCTATATGCTCCCTTGAACCATATTTATAAAGTTCACCAGACCTTGAACCAGAATTTAATCGATTTTTCGCTTCATCTTTAATATCATATCCTGAAGCAATAAGAGCTTTCATTATATTTTGTTCTACTTGAACAGCTCTTTTCAGGATTGTTTTAACAAGTTTTTTTAAACCACTTGTGTCTATTTTAACTGATAGTTCTTTAGGCATTACCAACGATCTCCAAAGATACCGCTCAAGCTTGGACTAGGATCTTGGAAAGCATCCTTATCTGCAATTATATAGCAAAATAAATGAAAATACTGGCGCTTATTAGAAACATCAGTCATATTGGCTATACCATACTGCTGGTCTTTATAAAGAATGATATTACTAATATCAATATCTGGTCTCCAACGGATTGTAACCTTGTGTGTTAAAGCATCTGTATAACCACGAGAATTAACCTTAGCAAATGGTGAAATATTTTCCACTGAGCAAGCTACTTGAGCAATATCAGTGTAAGTAACCGAACACGAAGCTGTATCAACCTCTGTATTAGTTTGAGATTGTAGTATGCAAGCTTCTCTTAATGATCCAGCGCGTGGTGTTTTAGACATTTATGTACCTATATTTTTTAAAAATATTATATTAATTTTTCTTCTCTAATATAATTGTTTCATTTATTAGGGATTTAACCTTACTGTCATTAGTTTTGTTATACGCTAATAGTAATAATTTAGCAAACGAAAATTCACTCATATAATTTAAGAATTTTTCAGCATCATTATCATTATACTCACCATTATTTTTATTAATGGGTATACCTATATATTCAGTATCTATATATTCAGTATTATCATCTGAAAAACGTTTAAATTTAACACAATCTGTTATGTGTGTAGTTTCAGTAACTAAAACTATTTCTGATTCTTCTTTTTCTTTATAAATCATTATTATAGTCCCTTACACTTTCCTTGCTTTATATTTATAGAAAGTGGATTTGGAAGTATCGACAACATCACTTGTAGAGACTTCGCTAACGCTTTGTCTATTTTCATACCAGTGTGATATGTTTTGTTTCAACGCCGTTTTAATATCGTCTTTAACTTCATCAGTAGTATCAAAAATACCAGAATCATATTCTATTTCAAAATTATTAAATCGTCTTAAATTAGTTACAATAGAATCCTGATAGATATCGAGGACTCCGCGAGCAGCATCTAAATTATAGTCGGTTGATAATACTGGAACCTTAACATCGTCTGCATCATAGAATGCAACAGAATTAATTGTAATATCAACGTTAGGAAGTGTAATACATGCTGTGGAAAATCCTGAATATAAAGTGTATTTATTTACATAGGATTTTTGAAGGATATTTCTTCCTGTGTATTCCTCAAACTTATCAATGCTAGCATTAATTAGTCCACTAATAATAGTATCATTTTGCAAATCAAAGCCGCTAAGAGCTGTATCATCAATACGAGCAAATGTTTTAGTATCATCAATAGTTAAAATATCACCTGATACATTTGAAGCTGATAAGAAAGTATTAATACCATCATAATCATTAATTTTCAATTTAATACCTCTCTATTTTTTAAAAAAATAGCGGGATAAATACCTAAGTAGATATCCCGCCTAGGAGCTATAATTCAATTAACCGCGTTTAACTTCACCAATAAGGTGACAAGCTACTTCGGTTTGTGCATCAACGTAACCACTAAGACGTACAGCTTCAACTTCCGAACCAACGGAAACGAGACTGATATCATTAGTGCTACCTGAAACAGCTGCGAATTCACCAGCAGTATCAATAGTTGCGCCTACAATTTTTAACTGTTCGGTTACAACGGTCCAATCTGAACCATCATAGACTTCAACAGCTAATCCACCATCTTGATCAGCAAGACTACAAGCAAGATTAATTGCTACATAATCAGCTACACTAGCAGACGATGTTTGGAAATCGCCCGAAAGCGATTGAGGAGCGAAAATTTGCTCTTGACTATATTTTGTTTTTAAATCTTTCATAATATATTTTCCTTATTTATTACTGATTAAACAGTTCCTGTGATCATGAATTTTGCAGATTCTGCAATCTTAACGTCACCGCCCATACGACGATGCATTTCGAACTTAACCTTAGGCGAAACCGTATAAGGATCACGCTGTACGAAAAGACCAGAACGATCAACAACAGTGTAACACTGCGAAGCATTAGCAAACATTACGGACTTACTAGAAGCTTCCATATTTGGGAGATACTGTTCGATAACAACCGGATGACCAAGGAACGAATAAGCAACACCTAATCTAAGATCAGGAAGCAAATAGTTACGGGTTTCATCATCAACGAGTTGTAAGAGGTGATCATAAAGAGTATTACGATTCATATACATTGCAGCACCACCAGTATATTCAGTCTTCATAAGACCAATCATAGAAATGAGCTGAGCAACTGTTAGGGAAGCTGCTGCACCAGATTGAATAGTTTCAACGTTAGCGTTACCGAGAATACCAGCTGGTTTACCTAAGCCGTCACCGTTAATAGCTGCATTAGCCATAGTGTTATTAAAACCTTTAACAGCTTCATCCATTACCATACGTTCAACAACTGGAGCATCTGCAATCATATTACGAGTAATATATGCATGGCTATAGATGTCATAAGCAGGGATAATTTGAGGAGCTAAGCTAAGATCAACTTTAGCGTTACCAGCTGCGAGTTCGGAACCCCAGAAAGTAGTCTGAAGAGCTGTTGCTGTATCATTGCTGATACGTTCGAGCTGATCAGAAGAAATACTAATACGTTCAACCTGATTAATGAAAGAGTAAACATCTTGTGCATATGTGTTAATAGTCTGTTCGATTTGTGGGCGAACTAAAAGACCTGCATTAGCATCGTTACCAATAGTGATATCTTTCTTTTCAGGAGTACCATTATAGATGTTTTCAACTGCAACAAAACCCTTAGAATGTTCGTCTTTACCAAACCATTCTGTTACGAGCTGATCGCCTGCGCTTTTACCTTCAACAGTACCAGCAACCATTTCTTTATGGGCCAAAAGTTCTGCCTGTTTTTCTTTAAGTGTTTCAAATTCTTCCGAAACTGCTTTAAATTCTGCACCAAGTTTACTGTTATCTTCGATACGGGAACCAAGTTCCTCGAACTTCGATTTGATTTCAGTTTGAATTTTGTCGAGATTCGCTTCGAGCAATTCTTTAATTTCTTTCATAATTAAATTCCTTTTAATTTTTCTATTGTATTTTCGAATACTGTTGTTAAGGATTTTGCCTCTAAATAGGCTTTTAATTCCTTTTCCTCATCATCTTCTTGAGGATCTTTAACAGTTTCGTCTTCTTTTTTGTCATTTACGACAGGTTCGTTTGTGTCACCCTTGTCCAATTCTTTATCTGACTCACTCAGATTAGTTTCGTCTTTAACTTCATCGTTAAAAATAAGGTGTACCGCATCCAATGCGGATTTTTTCGAAACACCTGCCTCACGCAAGCTTTTTTCAATAAATCTTTTTTGTTCTGCTATTTCTTCAGCGTCATCCTTCTCAAGCATTTCCTTGATGGACACAACTTTAGCATTTTTATTAGCAGGAAAGTTTGTAAGTGAATACTCAACAACATCAATTTCTTCTAAGAATCTTAAATCGCCTTCATATCGTTTTTCTTTTGCGATATATCCAATCGATAGGCCGATTTTTTTACCAAGCTTTTCAGCATGCTTAATATTTTCGAATGCTGTAGCGCCTGCTGCTGTCTTAGTGTTTAATTCACCAGTAACTAGCAAGCCTTGATTGGTTTCTTCAGCTTCTATATTATAACCTGCTGTAGTTTCCATTGAGGGATTATGATTGAGCAAAATAGGTACAGCAATGTCAGAAACTTTCAACCATTTCTCAAATGCTCCCTTTTCAATTACATCGCCCTTGAGGTCTATGGAACCAAATGCAGCAGCTAAGCCTTTAATCGTAACAATCCCTTCAACGTCGGAACCTTCAGAAGGTACTTGCTTAATTTCAAAGGGTAATGTTATAAATTCTTTTTTGTTTTTCATAGAGTTTTTCATCTTTATAGTTATTTATATATTTCTTTATTGTTAGTTTATTCCGAAGTACTTTCAGCAGTACCTGGAACTATATCGCCACCTACAACAGGGTCTTGTCCTGTTAACTTTCTACGTTCATTTAATGATAGGTGTGTAGCGTCTTTAGCGATTGAATACATATCCATTCTACGTTGATTAAGAGCCTGAACGTTACTATAATCTGGGATTATCTTAAGTTTACCTGGATATCTATATGTTAAACGAGCATTTAATTCTTCTGCATAACTATCACATGTTGGAATTAAAGTTTCATCCCATAGAGAAAGCTTTGCTTCATGTTTGTTAGCATATGTAGAACCTTGGCCAGAATTTAACAGGATTGGTGGAATACCAAGACCACGTGCAATAGCTAATTCCTGTTGCTGTAGACTCTGTATGAAATCAGCATCCTTAGGATTTGTGGACAAAAGTTGAGGCTTGATACCTTGCAATACAATAGGTTTATCATTGTTACCTGTCCCTGAAAAGCGTTGATCAATATGTCTTTGGAATTCTTTCAAGTCAGCAGGACTAAATTCAAAAGCTTTATCATCATTTATAAATGCTAAGGAAGGACGACAACCATTATTAAAGTATGTTGCATTCCAGTCGTTAGCATTGTCATATATTTCGACATTTTTATTTAACGGTTCTAAGGGAGACATGCCTTGTGTAAACGAGCTAGTAGAGAATGTAGCCCAATTAATAATATTGGATTCTCCTGTGAATTTATTTAAGTCGAATCGCGGTGACACAGGACCAACAAATCCTTGAGGAGCTGTTAATTGATAATACCAGTCTTGTGTTTGATCCATCAATGAAATAGATGATGAAGGCATAGCATACATTCTAACTGGTCTGGAATAATCACTATTACCACCAATAGTTTGTAACCAAGTGAAAGCATTACCATTAATGATGCGCCATGCGAGCTCTGTATACTGAAACTTAGAACGAAGTTGCAAACCATTAGGTTTATCAAGTAATTTTTGTAGAGGATGGTCAGGTACTTCCTTGTATCCTTCTCGTGTTTCCTCTTTGACAACCATTCGAACGTTGGAGAAATTCGTTGCGAGTAAATCAATACCCTTGTATACAATATCAACTGTGTTATGAAACAGTAATCCTTTACTATCTGAGTATGATGTTACCGCAGAATCATTTGAACCTGCGAAAATACTATTTGAACTATATGAGGATTTAGTTTCAGTTGTTTCTGTGCTACCTTTGAACCATTTGGTAAAAGTAGGGAAGTAATTTGACATATAAAAATGTTTCCTTTTTAAATTTAATAGGATTCCTTTTAAAGAATTTAATACTGCAAATATTTATAGGATATAATAATGTTAAGGAAGAGTATGGTTAAAAACTTCCTAAGGATTTATATTGCCCATGCGCAGCTTACAATTGATCCATCAGACAAATAAGTCATTACCCATACCATTGCATCAAGCCTTCCTGGGGATTTCTTCTTAGGATCACCATCATAGGTTGTTATTTCTAGTTCAAGGTCTCCAAGATAGGGAGCGTGAGCTACACAACCATTTTCGTACAGGGTTGCGATAGGTTCTGCACGGGTTATCTTACCTTTTGAAGCATGAACTTTCTCAATTTTAACGGATTTTCTTTTATCAAGTGGAATACAATTCTGAATATTTTGAACACAAAGGTCTCCGCCTTGATTTGTCTCTACAATAATAGCATTAGCATCATACTTTTTATACAGTTCGTAGGCTTTCTTACCCCATTCTGCGGGAGAAAGGACTGCTGTAGCGTCTTCTAATATGGCATAGTCATCGTCACCATACTGTGCAGCCACGACCAGACCACATTCATCCTGCTTTCCAGTGTTAGAAACGCTCGGATCAACTCCTACAGCTATCTTTATAGGGATTTTGTCAGGATCATAAGCATTTTTAGATGATTGAACCATCTTTTGATCCCATAGAGCATTTTCACTTGAGCTCTGCCACTTTCCCATGAATCGATGTAAAAACTTTATGAAGTTATTCTTTTTAGTCTTTTCGATTTCTTTTAGGTATGATTCGTCTAAATTCTCTATATTGTCTAGATAATTAGTGTTAATATAGACTGTATCGTCGTGTATTCCATTGAATTCAGGGTCTACTCCAGCATCTTTGAAGAACTTTTGATAGATCCAATGCTCTGTATGAGTAGGATTTAAGCACAATATGATAGTATTTTTGTTCTTTTTTGTACGAATACTGAACTGAATCTTGTCAAAAGTGTCCTCATCTACTAGCTCTTCTGCCTCATCGAGTACAAAACATGAGAGTTCATGGAAGGATTTTAAAGCTGCGGTCTGGTTTCCTGAGGAAGTTTTCAATCCTTTGAAGACTATTTCAGTTCCAGTGTTAGTATCTTTAAAGGATCTTCCTGTTTTGGTGGTAAAATCCTCCTGATTGAGTAGTTCAACCTTCTCTTCGAATTCTTTAATGATAGAATCTAATGCCGATGTCATTGTGTAACGACTGAAAAGGATTTGAGCCGATTCTATTTGTGACATTAATGTTCTAAGGTATAAAGACAATACGAAGGATTTACCAGAGGCTCTACCGCCTGTTATCAACACGAAACGACAGCCATGATCAGTAAACAATGGTTTGTATTTAGGACAAATCTTTAATTGCTTCATTATAAATCCTTATAAAGTCTTCTTAATTATATTCAGTATCATCTGAAGCATCATAAGGGTATTCATAATCATCAGGCATATCAGAATAGTCTACGTCTTCTTCAAAGTTTTCAATGTCATCTAAATCCATTTCAGCATCTTCTACATATTCCTCAATACTGTTAAGGATTTTATAGAATTCAGTATCTTCCATCAAGCCAGCTGTGTGTAAGTCACAAAGTGATTCAATAATTGCTTCTGTCATTCTTGTCATAATTGGAGCTCCGTTTAATTATATTTATAGATCAATTAAATCCTCATGAATTATTTGAAGACTTGATAGAGTCAGACTTGATAGAGTCCTATTATAGAATTTATTATAATACTGCAAAAACCTCAGAGTGTTACAAATATGTAACTCCTTCATATATACTACAAAAATGTTCTTAAGGATTTAGGGCAAGAAAAAGCCTTCCCGCCTAAATCAGGAAGGCTTAAATGATAGAATTATTTCTAATAGTATTTAGGGATTATAGATTTGTCAAGACCTTTGCAAGGATTCAAGGCAATAAAAAACCTGAAGATGTTGTGAAATACAAACACAACACCCTCAGGAAGGAGGAATCTAATTATATTTAGGTATTGTAGAATTGTCAAATACTTTATAATAACTTCCTAAGAATTTCATAAGGATTTACCTCTAACGTCGCCCATAATGGTTCATAATATTGGTTATGTATAGTTGAGGTTTTCATGTAACCTTATGATGTACAATGAGTTAAGTACAGATTTTCAAATCCTTTAATGTTATTATAAAGACTTAATAAACCAGACCTAAATCCTTAGGATAGCCTAAAACTTTTTACTCAAATACTTTTAGGGTTGCCTAAACTTCATAAGGATTTAAAAGTTCCTGTATATTAATATTCTAGCCTCAAATCCTTCAAAATAATTATTCCTATATATTAAGATCCTGAGGCTGTTCACGAGGATTTAAATATCTTCTAAAATATCATCTATCTCACTTGTAAGATCATCAAACTCCTCTGGGATGACGTTAATAGTATTGGGTGCATCTATTAATTTAGAATCTCCGAAGACAATCTGAACACGTTCTTGATCACTTATATTGTTAATGGTAACGTTTGCTCCTGGTTGATCAGTGTTCTTACTATACTTAGGACTAATGTCTGCATATATCTGTCCAGCCTTCATACGTATTGATGTAGAATTTGATTCATCGCGTACTATACCAGCATAGAAGCCTAGTAGCTCATTCTCTGACATTGGACACTTATAGGTAATACCATCTTAATACCATCTCTAATCTCTTCTGTCCTTTTAATAACAGCTGGATTATTGTTTAAACGGCCCGCTGACTTACAGGCTGTCTTAGGATTATCAATCACATTACAATAGCCAAAACTTGCAATATAAATTTCGGTTAAAGAAATGTCGGGACGTAATGCAGTATTAAGGCAATATAATTCTTGAGAATCTGTCAACTTAGTATCAGGATTTTTTTGTTTTGTTCGTTCAGCAATAGGTGTTCTATTAATATGTAATGCTGGTAAATCCTCTGAATGTATTTCTAAATCCTTTGAAGTTCCTGAATGGATTTCTAAATCCTTGGAAGGGGTTGTCATAATTTGTAAATCCTTTTTATATATTTATAATATGGAGGAGGGTTGTAAGACTTTATAAGGATTTATATACACATTCTTCGCATGCACAAAATTCGCATGGATTTAGATATCTTCTAAAATGTCATCTATCTCACTTGTAAGATCATCAAACTCTTGAGGTATGACATTCAGTGTATTAGGTTCGTCAAGTAGACGCTCGTCACCAAAGACTATCTGAACACGTTCTTGATCTGTTATGTTATTAATAGTAACGTTTGTGCCAGTTTGTTCAGTGTTCTTATTATACTTAGGACTGATGTCTGCATAGATTTGTCCAGCCTTCATACGTATTGATGTAGAATTTGATTCATCGCGTACTATACCAGCATAGAAGCCTAGTAGCTCATTCTCTGACATTGGACACTTATAGGTAATACCATCTCTA